CGTGGATGTACTTTTGGAAGGCTTCTAGCATTTCTCTTTCGGTATCAAAGCTCACAACATTTGGACCCTCAGTCTTTTTGTAGCATAAACACACCTTTTCGTATGGTTCATCATTCCCAAATTTGCACAGAGATATAGCAATCTGAAAACAAGCATCATCGGGTACGTCGGCACTTGGGAACTTACCAGTGGAACTATTACACTCTATATCAACCGATGCCACCACGAAAGGTGCAATGTCATCTCGAGCCACCGGTTTAAGTCCCCTCCAGTCATTACACCAAAGATCAATATCAACTTTTGCGAGATGGGAACGAACGCATTCCGAGCCAGTGTCCAACCAACCAGTAGATTGAATACCAGTGCGATGCATCAATCTCAGGACAGGGTCGAGGTTTGATTCATATACGTGGTACTTTTTGAAATTATTATTATAGGCAAATATTGAATTGACCTTCCTACGGTCAGCAAGTGTCCTAAAATTCAAACGCATGTAGGCAAACATCTCATTATTTTGAAACCCCCATACATCCTTCTTCTTCGTGACACTATAACTCGTGACATGATCTTCACGGATTTTGTTCAAATCGTTGAACAATAGTCGAACCTCTTGATCAGTGGTTCCCCTAGGTAATTTCACAAAGAAATATGGTTCAAACACAGTTGTAACGCACACAGACTTTCCATTTTCCGTTTTTCCCATAATACTGATTAAATGTTCGTCATCCACGTCCCTCGCTTCCCATGTCAGGGCTTGAAATACCACCATATGTTTATATCCAGCCAAATTTTTAATATCATTTACTAATAAATGTCTGCTGCTTTAATTGAGCTCGTATCGGTGGGTGCCCAGGATGTCTACATAACTGGTGACCCCCAGGTCAGTTTCTTTCGTCAGAATTATAAGCGCTATACCAACTTTGCCATGAAGCCCGAGCGTATGGATTTTATCGGTACTTTCGGTGCTTCCAATGAAGTTACCATTCCCATTCGTTCCAAGGGTGATCTCATGAGCTACATCTGGATCGAAGCTACTGGTATCGCCGAGGTCGGGACCAACGCGGATGGTTTATTTTCGACGAACGCCGCTAATCCCACAGAGTTCCAGCTTTGGATTGGTGGGCAAATGGTTTCCACACTTGACTCCCTATACATTCAAGGTGTTCATAACACCCTCATGAGGGACTCTTCAGCTAAGGCTTCCTTCGCTGTCACCACCAACACCCGGAAAGAGAATCACTCTGGGAACTACTACATGATTCCCTTCTTCTTCGGTGAGGACTGGACCAAGGCGCTCCCTTTGGTGGCCCTCCAATATCATGACGTCGAGATCCGTGTTAAGTGCCGTGACGGTTTCACCCCTAATACTACTCCCAAGGTGTTCGGCAATTACATATATCTCGATACAGAAGAACGTAAATACTTCACTGATACAGAGCATGAACTTCTCATCACCCAGACACAGACCCAACTCGCTTCCAAAACAGACACTGAAATTGACCTAAGCTATTTCAATCACCCAGTCAAGTCCATCCACCTCGTGTCCGGTGAGGCCACCGATGCTAACTACGTCGATGAATACAGCTTCGATACTGCATCTCTTTACATTAATGGTACCACCCTTTTCGAAAACATGTCTAACGTGTATCACCACGACGTCGTCGCCGAAATGCACTGTACCGATCTCCCCGACAGTGCAATTGATAATGTACCCACCTTCTCGTGGCCTTTCTGCCTGACCATGAGCAAGATGCAGCCCACAGGTTCACTCAACTTCTCTCGTATTGATAATGCGAAGCTCACCCTTCTCAACCCCACTGGTGGTAACGCACTTCATCGTGTCTACGCGGTCAACTATAACATTCTTCGTATCAAGAATGGTATGGCTGGTGTCGCTTTCGGTAATTAGATAGCCTAAGTTAATTGATTAAAATAGGGATTTAAAAAGTAAAAATGGTTAAAGTACGTAGCATTCGTACAACTTCTTCGCGAATCGTAGTGGAACTCGAAAAGACCAAGTTCAAACCATCCGCGAAGGAAAAGACTCTCGCTAAGATTGCTAAAGAGGCTATCGACCAGCTCCGTAAGAGCTACGATGAAATTGAAACCGAAAGGGTGAAATATGACAATCAAATAAAAAAATTAGAAGGGGATGTGAGTCATTGGCGGTCGCGCTACCATGTAACACAAAAGGCACTTGAAACCCATGTACAAAAAGATCTTATACAGGCGACGCCGAACACCTGCTTCGAGCATAAGGTCTCGAAGGTAAAGCTCCATGCAGTTGAAAATCTTTTGAAAAAAGTGGGTGCTGGACCAAGAATGATGAGGACGTCCAAGGGGATCTATAATTGTGTCACGAACTCCCCGGATATCATGAGTAAAAAGTCTAAGACGATTGCCGCTGGTATCGTTTACTATTCAACTGAGCCCAGAATGACCTGGAAGGAAAAGCAGGAGTTTTCCAAAGTTTCGGGCGTTTCCGCCCTCTCCATCAACAAGATCACCCACTTGATTCAGGAGCACCTTTCTAGTTCCATTCATCGATGAGTTTTTTAGTCTTCTCATACATTCCCTTAGCGTGGAAGGTCTCATCCTTGAGATCCTCCCAAATTGTGAGTCGATGTTGTAGAAACTTTAGAAATTTCTCTGGATCTTCCGGAGACTTGTAACGGACTTTTTCACACTTAAGTGCCTTTTCCATAGCTGCAGAACGTAGTTCCATCGAACGCTTAGCAATTTCCTCGGTAGTGAGTCGGGTCCCAACTTCTTGTTTTTTTCCGAGTGCCATTTATACTATGAATGCTCCTATTCTTTATTACTGTAAAGCTTGTCATCGAACGTATGATGGGTTCGCACAATGTTGCTTTGACATGGATCACATCGAAGTAAAAATCTCAAATAATACTAAATGATCCCCTTCCTTATCGTTGGAGGTCTCGCTGCTCTCACAGCCTATACCTACTTTGGTCCAAATCTCATTTCCTCGGAGGAGGCTAAGAAACACATCAAGAGTGGTAAAATCAAAGCTGTTATCGATGTTCGCACGATCATGGAATATCGTGCCGGTCATTACCCCAAAGCACTCCACATCCCAGTTAACAAGATTAATGAAAAAACAACATCGGAACTACCCAAGAAGGGACTACTCGTCTATTGCAACACTGGACAGCGGGCCAGATTTGCAGCAGAGAAATTGGAAAGTTTGGGGTTTAAGGACGTGAGCTACATCGCTGGACTCTACTCTACCTTACTTTAATCTATCAAGTCTGGATTTTTCCTTATTTATAAATACAGTAAGTTCGGTGGGATCTCTCGTGAGTTCAACAGAACCATGTGTATTTAATGGATGTACATATTGAACACGGATCAAATCTACTATGACCTGTTTCTGGCCCGAAGCCTGACTGTAGTGAACAGCTAGCGCAGCAGCATCTCGTTTAGTTTCTTTTGGTAAGATATCTCCATCATAAGAAACTACAACGTGCGAACCCGGCCACCCCTTGACATGAAGCCACCAATAAACCGCATTACTCGTGTGAGTGAGTTCATAATTTTCCTTTGCATTTGTGCCAACTCTAATAGTAATACCATCAAAGGATTCATGTGTCTTCATAGGTTTTAATATATTCTATCCTTTATTTATAATGTATGTCACCCTAAAACCCAGTCCATCAGTCGTTCATCGGTATAGAGTAACTCTTCCAAATCAGACAGCCATCGATTTTGGACAAAAGGGGTTTGACTACTACGTAGATCACGGAAATCCTCGTATCATGAGGGCACAACTTCTTAGAAAGGGAGCAATCATTCCCAAGGAGGTGCGAATTGAGAGGGATCCCTATGAAATACATAGGGGGATGTTGAAAGTTAAAAGTAGTAAAAATGAAGATTGGGAGAATTACAATTCTCGAGATTTTTGGGAACGTTGGTTACTCATGTCATATCCACACATGCACAAGTCCAAACTTTGGATGGCGACACAAGAGGGTGTTCTCTTCATGCCCGTGCCCGAAGACTTTTGGTGTTGTTCTAAAAACCTGTAGATCCGAAACCACCTTCACCCCTGAGCGTCTCTTCGAGAAGGCTAATTTCCTTAATCATAGGCGTTTCGCAACGTTCAAGAATAAGTTGAGCAATACGATCACCCTTCTTGATTTCAAAGTTTTCCACACCATGATTGAATAGGACAACCTTGACTTCACCGGTATAATCGGGATCAATAACACCCGCACCAACGTTAATACAGTGCTTTACAGCTAAACCAGAACGAGGAGCAACACGACCATACAGACCATCTGGTATAGACAACGCAATACCAGTACTTACTAAGGCTCGCCCCGCTTGACACGGTACAGTCGCATCTTCGGAACTATATAAATCATATCCCACAGCACCATCAGAACCACGAGTAGGCAGACGAGCATCAAACGAAAGCTTTTTAACACCCAGAGGCATATATAATTCACTGAACTGTATGCCTTAAGCATATTTCGTTCCACCCCTGAGTCTAAGAACTAAATGCAAAGTCGATTCCTTTTGAATATTGTAATCTGCTAAAGTGCGTCCATCTTCAAGTTGTTTTCCAGCAAAAATCAATCGTTGTTGATCAGGTGGAATACCCTCCTTATCTTGAATCTTAGCTTTAATGTTATCGATCGTATCTGAAGATTCAACCTCTAGGGTTATAGTTTTTCCGGTGAGTGTCTTTATGAATATCTGCATACTACTTGTATATTAGATTTAAATCTTAAAGTGATTGCATCATGAATACGGACGGTGTTCATGATGCACTCAAAGGGTTTCGAACCCCTGACCTCAAGCTTACTAAGCTTGCGCTCTACCACTGAGCTATGAGTGCGATGCTGAAAGTGGGGTTTGAACCCACGAGACTTGCGTCAGCGGGTCTTAAGTCCGCCCCCTTAGACCACTCGGGCATTTCAGCTTTTTTACTCTCCCTCCCACTGAATACTGCACTCCTCAAATCTTTAAGTGTTTGGGTGTAGGTTCATAACTTAACTTTTTCTCGAGAAGTTTGCGCTCTTCTTCGCGGCGTTTTTCGATACCACTACAATTGTGTTTTTCCAAGTGAAGACAGCTAGGACAGAAACCACCTTTACAGTATTTACAATCCATGGGTATCCCACATTTCCTCTTACACAGTTGACAGCGCATATAGTATAATTAGGATAAAGATTTTAAGTATAGTACAAATAGTATATGTTGACTCTCGCTGTAGCGAAACCCAGTCGATTACCTATCACCAACCGCTCTATCCCCGAGTATAAGAAACTCAAGAAAACCCTCAAAAATTCAACCATTGGATACGGTACAGCACTCGCCACGTCTTATTTTATCACACAGGGGGCGGACCAGGGTGTATCTGCAGTCGTGGGATCTTTATCGTCATATGCATACGTATCTCTCCTTTCCGATAGGGTTGATAACTTCGAGAATGCGACATTTCAAAAGGAGTTTTTGGCACCGTTGAGTGCCGCTGCTTTTGAAGTGTCGTGGAATAACGCACCTTTCGCATTTGACTTTGATTATGGAGCTACATTTGTAGGATTTCTAGCATATAAATTTGCGCTCACAACAGTTCTGTATGAAACTGTAAGAAACATGATGATTGAAGACAGTGTCTCTACATATGACACCACTGAGAAGGTCTATAATGATCTTAACGAAGACGAGCCAGCTCACGAGCCTGACGAACAACACGTCGGGGTGAGCCTTGATTGAGACTGAGTCTGTTCATTAAAACAAACTTATTACGTCCAGTGAGACCCTTCATCGCCATAATGCGCTTCCGCGCTTCCTCCTTGGTGAGTGGCATCGCCTTTTTCTGAGGCATGACCATCTTCACGGGGGTCGCAATCCTGGTGGTCATGGCCTTCATGAAGTTAGCCGCAACTTTCTTGTCGAGAGCTTTCTTTTCCGCACGCTTCTTAGCGGCAGCGCGCTTCTTAGCGGCCTCGGGGTACAGTTTGGCTAGGGGGACGTTATTGTACAGATTTAAGTTATCAGTGCGAACACCCCTTTTGGCAGCATGGCGGAGTAGATCCCTCGCGAGGGGGGAGTTCTTGGCACGCATCTTAAGGCCATCACACATCTCTTTAATTGTGAGTTTTTCAGCTTGAACAATACCATATTTCTTGGCAACCTTCACTACATCAGCCTTCTTGTAGAGACGGCACTTCTTGCGTCCCAGCTTGAGATCACCCGCCTTGTCTACAGAAACGAGTACTGGAGTCATTATTTATCATAAAACAATATTTTTTTATTAAAATGTATAGCTAATTACTTCATCTCCCCAAACTGCAGAAAGTTGTCAATCTTGCGTCCGATGCTCTTGCCAATGCCAGCGACTTTGTTGGGACCCTTGGCAAGTTCCTCACCGGAGGTCACCTCAAAGTCGAGGTTCTTGATAGCTTGAGCAGCCTTCTTGTAAGCAGCCTTCTTGTGAATGTCCGACTCAAATGCGTTCAGTTCATAGAGAGCCTGGAAGATGCACTCATTGGTGTTAGGAGGCTTCTTCTTGAGTTCCTCAAGTCTTGAAATCATCCCAGTCTCGAGAAATTCATCAATCTTCTTGGCGATGCTCTTGCCGATGCCAGCAACCTTGGTCTCCCCCTTGGCGAGAGACGCACCATCCGTGATGGGGTAGGGGATATTGTCGACAGCCTCGGCAGCCTTCTGGTACGCCTTGCTCTTGAAATCGTCCTTCTCAAGGTCGGAGAGTTTCCAGAGGGCATTGACAATTGCGGCGTTCTGGGAGATGTGGAAGTCGTCCTCGTCGTCAGACTCCTCGTCGTCAGACTCCTCGTCAATGGAAGAGAAGTCCTCGGTGCTTGCAACTGATTCAGCGTCAGACTCATAGTCCTCATCCAGCTCATCCTCAAGGTCCTCAATGACAGCCTTCAGACTGTAGATTTCGATTCGGTATTCAGCGGCATCTTCATTGAGTTCTCGGACTTCATCGCGGAGGTTCTTGTTCTCGTTCTCGAGCTTGGTAATGTAGGCGGAAATAGTAGTAGCGTTCATGGTGTTTCGAAAGTGAATGTTTTTACTTTAGGATGGACCCACTTAGGTTTTCAAAAGAATAATAATGTGAATATAAAATATGTTAGCTCTTGTTAAACCAAATATTCAATTTCCCAAAACTAAAATGGTGGTGAAGAAAAAGAAAAAGAACACTCGTAGTGTTCGCGTTCATGCTGCTCTACCAGATCCTGACATTGTAAATTATTCTCTATTTCAACTTACATCATGGGTCATGCCCATGACCATTGCAGGTCGTCTACTCAAAATGGAATACAATGAGATTGGGGTAGGTCTCATCGCCATTGGAATGACCAAAACACTTTTAGAAGCTGGTGATATTATACACTATTAAAGAAATGGCGGGAAACTTAAAAAGTAATGTCATTGCTAACAAAATCACAATTTATTAGACCACGTGTCACTGTACGCGCCAAAAAGAACGATTTCATTGAACCCAGTGAAGCTCCCGGGGAAGGACGACGCCGCCCCCCGAGTGAGAAGGAAAACAGAGACTCCGGACTCGCAACCCGAGATGATATTGGTGGAAGGGAGAGAGTGCGAGTAGAATCTACCAAAAAGGATGAGGCTACCAACCCAATCAAAAAGTTCATAATGAAAGTTTTCAAAATCAAGGAGATTGATTATGAAAAGTTCCGTAAGGAGAATAAATGGGCGATTAAAATCAAAGAGAAACCACCTCGAGAGTAAAGTTTTTATCAAATTTGCCTAGACGAATCTTCCCATCGTCAACGAGCTTCTTAATTTTCATCCCAGTGTCCATGTGATCATCCAACTTGTACTCTCCGGGAACATCCGGCATGAATGCCATCAACGTGACCATCTTCTGATTCATCGTGAGTTCTTTGTTTTGAAACAATTGCTTAACGTACGGTGGGAGGCTGTCCACGTTCATTACAATCTATAAAGATAATTTCTTTAATCCTTTTCATGCATGGCTTAAAAATAACAACCGTAGTAAAATTACAATGAACACCCTCGTTCATCGGGTAATTCCTCATTCGTTCCGTCTGCGTCAAGTAAGAAATCGTGCTGTATCTGACCCGGATCAATATGATACTGAAATTAATATCGCACGTGGATTTACACAACGTGAAACAAAAGGTGTGAAACCGTTACGTACTAAATCTAGAGATGGTGGTATATTTCATGACCCTGATCAGTATGATCCCGACGCCAACGAAAGGTCTAGGTATTCTCCACCCATGGATGAAGCCGTCCAACTTATCAACCATGTGACCGAACGTGAAGTTATTGAGGCGCAGAACTTCTGGGCACAGTCCATCGTAGACATCTCGAATTCATTTCTCTCGGGTAGTGATTATGTGAGTCTGGCAGGTGAACGTGCAGGTGAGTTGTACGGATATGATCATTCTAACGTACTCTTCAAACCCACGAAAGCTGCGGAACAGCAGTTTCGTCCTACAGCCAGTGATGCTATGTCTTACTTTGTGGGCCACGATGCTGTAATCAGTGGTTTCAAAGAAGATCAGGGATTTGCCATCAATGCCAAAAAGGGTTTCAGTAGGGTAATCTTCAATAATCACCAGATTGACTGTCACGGTGACGTAGCTCACGCCATGGGTACCTATGAATTTACGTGTGCTACAACCGGTGAAATTTCTGAGGTTGAATATACATTCGGCTACAAGCGCAACTCCGATGGGAAAGTGCGCATCTGTCTGCATCATTCCTCTGTTCCATACGCGTCACCTAATAAGACGTCTCACATGAAACGAAATGAAACGTCTCAAGTGAAGCGCAAGATTGTAGTTGATCCCGCACAATATGATGCGGAGGCTAATGAACTTCGTCATGTGATGACCTAGATCCTTCACTACAGGATCGTTTCGATAGTCATGTTTGTAATAGACCACTGCTTACCAATGCCTTGTAACAATTTAGACACCACACAATCATCGATGGAGGCAGCCCTCTTCACCACATCCGTGATTGCGTTAAAATTTCTCACTCTCTTGATCTGGTCCAATAGTGATAGGTGGAGCCTCTAGTATCTCAGTCTCCAACTTTCCATCCTTGTTCGGTTGGACGTAGGCTATTCGACAATCATTTGCTCTCAAAACGGGGGACCCGGCCTGGGTCGGTACGACTATAGGGCGGCATAACAAAGCAAACATATACTTATTAGCAATATTACTTCTTCTTCGCAAGCTCATGAGCACGCTTAATGAAAGCCTTGTCACGACCAATCTTGGGGTCAGCTGCGATGAGACGGAGGAGGGCGGCGGTGGGTAACTTGGGAGCATTTCCCGTGGGTTTGGGAACTTTCTTCAGTGTTTTCTTCGCTTTCTGGATTTCCTTGGTTGTTGGCATGTTACTATATATTGGGAAATTATCTCACATACCGACGCTCCTCCTCCTCCATTTAGCCGCTAATTCGGGAAACAAGTCCTCCAGGGTTTTGAAATATGTATCAAGATATCGCTTTTCTTCCTCTTCTTCCTCCGTCAATTTAAGGCGGTCCGGGAACATACCCAACTTTATCGTCTTAAAATGGTCCAGTCTTTTATTAAAATTCTCAAAAACACGAAACGACAGTAAAGTTTCGTCTTTTATGTTTAAAACACGTATTTCTTCATGTATTCGATCCAGGTGAACCATCTTGTATTTAACGCAGATCTTTATCCGCCGTATAATAAGTCTTTCCCTTAGTGGCGAAACTATGCACCCTCGCGTACCCCCACGCTTGTGGAGAAGCTCCCGGACGATGCCCGGTTCTCCACGCAGCGAGTCCCCTATTGTAGATGGTTTTCACAGTCTTTAGAGGAATGCCAGTGGCCTTCGAGATCTCTGGCAATGACTTGACCTCCGGTCCATACTTTTTCCTAAATCTCTGGGTGTAGGAGGAGGTACGGGTCTTGACCCCACTGTCTGTTTTGAAATCTTTGTAGTCCCTCTTGAGCATCTTCTTGTAGCGGGTCTCGACCTGCCCCAAGGTCTCAAGCCCCCTGAAGTATTTGAGGGGTGCATATATTTTACCATTGGTTTTTCGTAGTTCCCCAACCTTCTTGGTGATGGCAGCATCGGTGAGAGGCATCTTATTTTTTAGTAATATTTTTTATCATACATGATATAAATGGGGCGAACATGTTCTCTAATGATAACTGACAGTACTAATCCTAAACACCTTGATTTATTTCTTAATACGTTATGGGGATTTAATGAACCAGTTAATATTGAATTAAATACTACACACTGTAATAATGTGTCTCTAAAAAGGATTCTATCTATGAAGAAGGTACTGGATCATCATAGACCAAA